TAGAGGTTCCAAAACGCCCTCATCTGTATCAACCGACAAAATAGTTGTTTGTGCGGTAGACTGAGATGCTCCAGTCGAATCATAGTATGTCAAAGGATCATTATCTTCTAATACTGTTTCGACATCTTCAAGTAGCGCTTCTAGTGCTTCAATCACATCATCCGTATCGTGAACGTAACACCGAATTGTTACTCTTAAAAACCTAAAGCGGAACCCGCCTCCGTCGTACTCTCGTGTTTCTTGCCCTACGCCAATTTGGACAGTAGGATATTCAGTCACTTGGTCCCAGAACGTAAGTTTGGTATCAACGTTTGAGACTGATACTCTAGAAGGCGGAGCCCCGTTTAGTTCATTTATAAATAAATCTCGTAATGCTTGTACAATTGCTCTTCTTCGTGTCGTATAAGTTCTTGCTAACGCATTTGCCATCACACTCTCCTAATTGTCATAAACTTCTCACCAACAAGGGTGATAGCAATTTCACGAATACTTTCTTTAATGATAGATCTAGGATCTCTAAATTTACTGCCTTGTGCAAATCCTGGTTCGAACGTTTGGTATGGGTATTTCATATAGGTATAGTCTATATGTATTCCTCCTCTTGGTCCAATTACAACATTTTCTGTTCGTACTGATTGAGCAAAGCGTCCTGTTCTATAAACTAGTCGAGGCTGTTGCATTTTGCTTTGAACTACTTGAGGCAGCATTCTATCAAGAAGAGCACGAAGTTTAATTGCACTTTCCTGAGTTCTAGCGGCTCCTCTTTGTCGAGGACTTTTTGCCGTTGTTTTTCCAGTTCTTTTTGAGCTTTTAGATTCTTGTATTAAAGTAGCTTTTCTTGATTTATTTTCTTTACGTTTTTCATTCTTTACAGACGCTTCTTTTATTCCTGTAACTTTTATAAATCTACCCTTTGAATCTCTTGCTCTTTCTAGTACTTTATCTGAAATAATTTTTGAGCCTTTACTTTCAAGTACCTTTTTAGGACTGTCTGAAGCTTTATAATTCATATTACTAAAATACTGTAACATTTGATCTCTAACCATTTCTAAAAAGGCTGAAAGCAAAGGAGAATCTGCCTCTAACAGTCTATTTTTTCCTTCTCTAGTTCCGTCATGGTACCCAATTTCTAGCTCAATAACAAAATTATCTACAAAATCTTTATAATCTACAAATCTTGTTCTTCTTACATTAAACTGTGTAAATAATGCAGCATTAATTTGGTCAATTACTTGTTTTGGTGCTATTATAGGATTTCCTTGAGCATCTTGTTTACTTTGTAAAGCTCCTAATACAGAAGTAAGTGCTACTGTAGTATCAATTTCTTCATTTTGTCTGCCGTGTAACTTATAAAAAGATTGTTGCGCTCTAGAAAAATCTATATCTTTTATTAACTCTGTTTGATTTTTTCTTCTGTATTCTCGTCTAACTTGAGCAATAACTATATTAATAATCCTTTTAGTAATTAAGTCTCCGGACATACCTTTTTCAAATCTAGCGGAATATTTAGTGTAGCTTGCTATATATGTTAAATTTATCTCTCTACCATCCCTGCCTGTAACAACAAGAACATGAGAAGTGCCTTGAGTTCTCTTATTTGCTTGTCGAGCTGCAAATTGTTGAAAAGCAGCTTTTCTTCCTTGAGTAATATTAGTATGGATAGTATATCCAGCTTTTTTCCCTAAATCAGTTAGTTTATTTTTAGTTACGCTCTTTTTTATAGCTTGACGTATATATTGTGTAATTTGTTTTTTCTGAGTTTTGTCTTTAATATCAGAAACTCTAAACAACTTTAAAAAATCTGCTGTTAGTTCCGGTACATTATATGCTATTTTATTTGTCATATATCTGTACTGGTATCTTCTAGCATTTTCTTGAGCTTCGGCTAACAAAACACCTTGCAACTGATCCATTACAAGATTTATACTCATTAGATTACTACTCGGTACAGATCCAATACTCGCTTAATATGGTCGGGGAAGTCTGTGATATTCCGCAGACCCGCGGTCGATTGATTCTGTAGCTGTGCGCCTCCAAGGGTCTGACGCTCTTTGTGCTCGTCCTTCAGATAGTATGTAATCAAATCGTAAATGGCGAGTCTCAAATCTTGAGGAGTAGAACTATAACCGGCATTATAAGTAATCCGCACAGAGCCCACTCCTTTAGGCCAATTTGCAAACTCACCGTTTCTAGTAGTTCTATAAATCGCATCCGCGGCGGTATCGACATAGTACTCATAATTAGCAGTAGTGAGCGTTTGATACGCTTCAGAGTATGTAGTTCTTTCTTCGACTGTATCCACAGTAACAAGAGGACTTTCACTCACAATAATCATACTAGTATAATTATCCTGAATTGTGAAAGTTTCTACTTTATCTGTAGTGTAGTAGTCTAGAAAAGATGTTCCGCAATACTTTTTGACAAGATCACTGATAGCCGGAACAAGAATATTCAGTCGGTCATCGTCTTTTTCTCCACGAAGCCCTTCTGCATCCTTATATTCTTGTACTGTAATTAGATCAGCCATTATGGTCCTCTCAAAAAGAATTGCGAGGGGGACGAATCCCCCTCACAGTTCGGTTGCATAAAATTATGCAGATGCCTTGTACATCCAAGCCCACTTAGAGGTAGCACCATCGATCAGATCGGTGAAGCCAAGTCTCTGAGAGGCAACCAGCACGCGACGCTGGTTTGCAACTTCGTAATCGGACTCAATGGTCACGCCACGAAGACGCGGCATCACGTAGTTGCGGGGGTACACTGCAACGGCACCAAACTTGCCAGCAGCCTTCGTGGCAAACTCATCGCAGAGCAGCACACGGCTACCGAACACCTGACCGATTTCGCCGGTCAGTTTGGTTGCCATATCGCCGACCAGGTTCGCATCCTGGAATTCGGCATCCTCAAGAAGGTTGTAGTATGCGTCCTGAGACACAATGTACACAACTTCGTTCGGGTTCACACCATACTTACCCATGTTCTTGCGAAGAGCAAGAAGGTCAGCAGCGGTCACAGCATCGGTAGCTGCGAACGTGCCAGAGGGCTGGGTGTAATCGCTATCGCCGCGAGCCAGCTTGAGCAGGCCCTGGAAAGCAGCACCGCTGGTACCAAAAGCACCATCAGCGTCGTCACCAGCGAGAATAGCATTTTCAATTGCACGAGCGTGCGAACGAACCATCGACTCACGAATCAGCGGAAGGATCGGCAGAATTGCATCTTCTTCCGTCTCGTTACCGAGATAGGACTGAGAAATGAGCTTCTTGGTGCTCAGCGTGCGCTCGGTGAGGTCGTTACCACCATAGGGCGAACCATAGGTATCACCACGGGTAGCGAGGTTACCGTGCGGGCTGGAACCAGAAGCGGTTTGAGCCGATGCGAACTCTGCATACCCAGCATCCGGGAGGATCGGGATAATCATGTTTGCAGAGGTCATAGCGATTTCACGGAACAGCGGTGCGAGAACGAGTTCGTTCTGAATATCGCGCTCGATGTTCGTGGAAACGATTTGCTCGAAGTCAGCGCTGGAAACCTGCACACCGGAGTGAGCATTCACTTTTTCCATCACGCCACGAGCGAGAGGGTTATCCCAGCCCTTGCCAGTGGCAAGACCTGCGAACTTGGCATCAAGGATGTCGCCCTCAAAAGCCTTCTTCCAGTCACCGTTGTTTGCACCACGGTCAGAGAAGATGCGCTTCGACTCACGAATGTGCATGATCTCTTCAGACTTCTCTTTGAGCTGGCTCTCAAGCTCTTTCACGACCCGAGAAAGATCTTCGTGCTTCTCAGAAACACGCTTCTCAATGTCGCTCATGAGGCGCTCGGCCCCAGTAACGGCAGCAGACACAACGGTCTTTTGCTTTTCGACTTCGGCTTCTTGAGCAACAGTTTCTTGCTCAGCCTTAGCGGCAGCTTCTTCAGCGGCCTTTTGCTCTGCGGCTTTCTGCTCGGCTTGCTTCATTGCAATCGAAGCGGCCGTTTTCTCAGCAACTTCCTTCGCAAATGCTTCAAGGTCGAAGGCAGAAACTTCAGAGTTTTTCACTTCTTCTGACATTTTAGTCTCCGTTTCTTTGGCTTTCGCCTCTCTTGACTGCTCTGCCGTTGCTTTTTGCTCAACAGAGTTAGTCTTTACAAAAGTCTGCTTGAACTTTTCATACTCATCCATCGAGTCGAAAGATTTAGCAATAGAGAAAACAGCGTTCTGATTACAGGGAACCGTCACGACTGATACCTCAAAAAGCTCAGCATCCTTGATTTTGTATCCATCGGTTTCAGTCATATATTCAGCGTCCTTGACTTTGAAACCGACAGAAAAAGCTCCAAGGACACCATCTTTAATAAGATCCCTAATTTCACCCGCAGATTTAGAAATGCGAGCGGTTAGTTCCAGACCATTCTCGGTCACGGTAACATCTTTAGCACGACCAATCGGACGATTGTA